GTATGCGTATACATTTCTCATTGCTCGTTAAACGTATGGAAGCACATCGACGCGCTAATAGATTGCATTCCATCGTTGATTCGATTCGTGAACGTATTGCTGATCATCAACAGTTTTTTGATACTACAGTCGAACGCTTAGTATCAGGGGCTTTTACAAGAGATCAACCAGAGTATATGCCAAATGTTGGTTTTTCACTTTATAGTGAGACTGACTCGCTTCTTAAAATTGGCAGACATGATCTTTTTGGGCCTCCTGTTGGTCAAGCAGCTGGTACTGTTGTTTTGCGTCGTGGGAGTATTGTTGGAGCTCGTGGATCAGGTGAAGAGGTTTCGCTTGATCGCTCCATTGCAGTTATGAAGGAAACGTGCTTCCTTCGTTGTATACCAATTATTTATTGGTTGCTTCCAGGTACGCATATTGTTGTTTGTGTTGATAATCGCAAGCTCAACATGATTGCACCTCCTTTTCTTGATTCTCGAACAACCAAATTTGATGTTGAGAATGCCTTTTCATTTTATTGGGCCTTGTTGCATAGGCACTTTAAAACGGCTTTTCGACGAGAGGCATTCTATCAATTTTGGATTAAACGTCATGCTGATGTTGCAGGTTTCTTTGAGGATGTGAAGCAAGGACCTGCTAAGTTGCCTTGGCTTGAATACATGGATCCGGTTCCAAAATACTCAGCGCATGGTGTGAACAGTCATGCACATACAGATGTTCTCATTGATGAGTTGAATGAAGCCATTGCATTTGCACGTAGTATGGCACATGAACAAAAAGATGAAGGATGTGCACATGTTTGTGATGAGAAGAGTCCAAAATGGGCATATGGATTCTGTGGGTTTTGTCAACCTGAGAGGTTTCAGGTGGCACAATCACAACGTGAGCTCTGTGAGAGTCTTGGAGAGGTCATTGGTGAGTTAGATGGCCAGGAATTGCAAGAAGCCTATGTTCGTAAAACCCGTCGAACATGGATGGACCAAGTGGAGAAACATGGACGGCGTTTTAAACATGTTCTTCGCGATATGTATCAATCACAGGTTCCTCAAGCATTACAACAAGCATTGAGTTTCTCAATTGTTTGGGGAAGTATTTGTGTTGGTTTCTATGGGTTCAAGAAGTTGGCTGAATGGGCGTGGGGTGTTGGTACACCTCAAAAGACGACTCGACCAGGTTGGAGTCCAATGAAACCACAAGAAATTGAGAAACTTGATAAGCGACCTGCGCTTATGGACTTTGAAGGAGTTCAGTCCAACGAGAAAGATGATCATCAAAAGCGTACACGACGTACGGAATTTATTTCTCGTTGGATGAAAACTCATCAGAGTGAGTATTTACAAAAAGGTAAGAGTATAGCACAATTATACCTTGATGCAGAAAAAGCGTATCGAAGTCAAACTGTCCTCGTTGGACAGGAGGGTGACTTACAAACAAAAAGTGTGTTGGAACGCGTTTTCTCTCAGATGGTATTTCTTACCCTTGGTGCTCGCTCACTTCATGGTTTTATAGTGCGTGGTCGCACTTTGCTTGTACCTAGGCACTTCTTTATGCAGGATGATGGTACTGGAGAACTTGAGGATGGAACAGTTTTTTATGTGCGCT